ATAATTTTTATAAACAAAACAACATTTTTAAGTTATATATATATGAGAGTTATAATTCCAACGGATTTAAAGGACATAAAACTATCTCAATATTTGAGATATTTAAAAGTAGTAAAAGAAAACAAGGACGATGAGACGTTTGTGTGCATTCAAATGGTTGCGATATTTTGTAACCTCAGCGTGGCCGATGTTATGAAAATACCCGTTAACGATTTCGCTGAGATAGTCGAAAATTTAGCTAAGGTATTGGATCAAAAACCCGAGAGAGTTAAGACGTTTAAAATGGACGGCGTTGAGTATGGTTTTATCCCTAACTTAGATAAAATGACTTTGGGAGAACACGCAACGATTGACTCGTTACTAGGAACGGATGAAAATTTAAGTTTATTAATGTCGGTTTTATATCGTCCAATAACTAAAAAGATTTATCCATTTTATTCGATTGAGGCATACGACGGAGACGAGAGCAAAGCGGAATTATTTAACGATGTTAGAATGGACGTAGTAATCGGATCAATTCTTTTTTTTTGGAATTTAAGCAAAGAATTATTGAGCAATATCCTATCGCATTTGGAGAGCAAGGCGATGACGGAGGGGAAATCTCTAGAGGAGGTTTTCACGAAAGATGGGGATGGTATCAATCATTTGTTAGACTTTCGCGTTAGCTTGGAATCAAACCTCGAGACGTTGGAGCAGAGCCTCTTCATGAATCACTCACGTTATTATGTTACTTAATAGACGAAAGCAAAGAGGAGGCAAAACAAATTAAAAATCACTTTAAAAAATGAGAGCATTTTATCAGGCAATAGAATATATAAAAAGCACGCTAGAAAGCGCGCCTCTTTTAAATACAATAACTCACGGAACGGATATTATAGACAATGTTAAGAAAAATATATTTCCACTTGCTCACATTAATATACTCAGCTCTTCAATTAGCTCAGGAGTTGTCAATTTTACTTTCGAGGTGGCTGTTGTCGATATTCGTAATATGTCAAAGGTAAATGTTAAAGATAAATTTCTCGGCAATGACAACGAGTTAGATAATTTAAACACTTGCCATGCCATTCTCAACTACATGATTACTAAAATGAGATTGCAAAGAAGTGACGACGATATAGAATTGCAAAACGATCCAACTTTGCAACCGATATTATTGGCGTTTACAAATGCACTAGATGGTTGGAAGTGTGATATTGAAATAAGCGTACCGAATAACGATTTTGGAGTTTGTTGCAATGGAGACTAAAAACGTACAACAAGCGCTCAATGAGTTTGGAGCGTCCGTAGTTGAGCGAGCGAGAATGAATTTAAAGACCGGAGGACGTTACGGAACGCATAACGCATCCGGACAATTATCAAAGTCGTTAGATTACAAAGCAAAAGAGAATAAAAACTCTATTGAGTTTGATTTTTACGCTGAGGATTATTGGAAGGAGTTAGACTTTGGAACGAAAGGAAGTGAGTCAAGTGCAAAAGCTCCAAACTCTCCATATAAAGCAAACGCCTCAAGGGGTGCGATTGATAAATGGGTAATTCGCAAAGGCATTTAAGGAGTGCGAGGAGCTGGAGGAGAGTTTGTTAATCGTCGAATGATGGTAACGTCAATCACAAACTCAATCAATAGAACAGGAACTTACGAAACGAGGTTTTTTAGGAATGCCTTTGATAATGAGTACAAAGATTTTGACAATAACATAACTGAAAAATATGGCTTAGATTTGGAGTCGTTTTTAAAATTTACATTAAAAAATTTATAATGATAGTAATAAGCGCAAGAAGTCCGTATCAAATTATAATAAATGAGGCGTCACAAATAGGTAGTAAAGTTGAATTGTTTATTTGGAATAAAGGAACGACAGAGCCAACAATTCCAACGTATGTTATGAGTGAGAATATCGCCTCAGTTACTCAGACTGAAACGAATTATAATATTTCGCCTTTTATTTTAGAATATATAAAACAAATTTCAGTTAATTACTCAACAACTCCAATAGTTGAAAGCAATAACGATTGGTGTTTGGTGCGTGTTAAGAGATACAAAAAAACTTCTGGAGGTACTTTTACCTTATTAGATAATTTAGTTTATATCGGAGTCAATGGATATACTGAGGCAAGTCAGGGAATGAATTATAATATATCAGGATCAAATGATTTTTGTTTTTTAGGTTATGGATATAATAGTCATATAATTCAATACCATACAAAAATACCATATTATAATGTAGTTATCAAAAGTGCCGTTTCAAATAGTTATACTATAAAATATTATTTAAAAGATGGAACGCTTTTAAACGATATAACTTTTTTAAACCCTTCAACAATTGATTACTATAATTTTAGACTTCCACTTGCTTATAATAATTCAGACTATTGCGAAATTGACAGCTCAAACGATGACGTAATTTTTAGAGTACTGACTGAGAAAATTGAAGAGTGTAAATACACTCCGGTTAATGTTAGTTACGTTAATAGGTTTGGAGGTTGGCAGCAATTAACATTTTTTAAAGCGAAAAAAAATAGTGTAGTTGTCAAAGGGAGCAAATATAATTTAATGCAATCTAATGTAAATTTTAATCCTTTAATTGGGCAAACAAAATCTTTTAACATTAACGGAAACTCATCGATTGTTTGCAATACAGGTTGGACTTATGAAAGTTATAATAAATTTATTCAAGAGCTTATGATGAGCGATACAATTCTAGTCGATAATGTACCTGCAATTATTAAAACTCAATCGTTAACCTATAAAACAAAATTAAAAGATAGGAATATTAACTTTGAGATTGAGTTTGAATTTTCGAATAATCTTTTAAACGATATAGTATAAAATGGTATCAGTTCAAATTTATATAAAAAAAAATACTTTAATAACAAGCGGACAAGTTACCGATCCAAACACAACTCCATTTTTAACATTTAAAGATGGTACGAAAAGTTTTGTAACAAATGAATTTAAAGGTTATTATGTTAAGATTGTTAGTGGTACTGGCGCCAACTCAGTCGCATGGATTGACTCAAATACAAGTGTAATAATAACTTTACAAACTCCAATACAAGTTGACGCATCAAGTCAATATGAAATTTACAAATCAGAGTTTGAGAGATTAGATTTATTTAATGATGAGAAAATTAATGTCAATAGCTCAGTGTCAAATGCAAATGATATAGGGAAAATATTTACAGATTATTCTCAGAGTTTTACAATTCCGGCATCTCCTAAAAATAATAAAATACTATCTCACTGGTATGAAAGCAATTTAGATAATGGATACGATCACAGAGTACGTTATGACGGATATATAAAATTAGACTCAGTCTTATTTCGTAATGGAAATATACAATTAGAGAAAGTAAATAAGAAAAATGGATTTATTGAGAATTATTCTATTACTTTTTATGGAAATTTAACTCAATTAAAAGACAGATTTAAGGATGACAAATTAAATATTTTAGATTATACCACTTTAGATCACATTTATGACTCAACAAATGTAATAAATAGAATACAAAACGCAACTATGTATCCTGTTAGTTATCCATTAATTGGCTCAAAGAAAAAATATAGCTATAAATTTGGACCAATTATTGACGATATAACTTTCCCTGCTGGGGCTATTGCTTGGGATGAGTTATTTCCAGCAATACAATTGTCTAAAATATTTCAATTTATACAATCAAAATACAATGTTATTTTTACAGTATCATTTTTTAATTTAGATCAATGGACTAAATTATATTTGTATTTAAAAAATGCGGAAAAATTATTGGTTTTTACTCAGCCTTTAAAATTATTTCCTACATATATTTCCGATAGTAGTTTTTATAATACTAACGGAACAATTACTTCAAATTGGAACTGGTTTGGACTTGGACCATCTAAATTTTTAGAATTTTATGTAAAAATAACTCCAACAGATTTAACTAGAAAATATAATATTTTTATTTATAAAGATGGAGTTTTATTTTCAAGTTTTAGTGATTTAACAGGAGTTACTTCAAACTCATTAAATAGTTATGGACTAAGATTTGATTTTATAGATCAACCATCAAATCCAAATCAATATGTATATGAAGTATTTATAACTTCGGAGGGTGTTAATACTTTTAACACTGAATTTACAATAATAAAAGTGAGTCCTAGTAATTTTGGACCAGGTGAAGTTTTAGTTCCAGCGAGCAATTTAACAGGTCAAACGACTATTTCAAAAATTCCTATTGCAAATTATGTCCCAGACATTACTATAAATGATTTTATCACTGGAATTATAAAGGCTTTTAATTTAATGATTGTTCCAATTAATGAGAATACTTTTGAATTTATACCTTTAGAGTCTTATTATATGTCAGGGAAAACGCTTGACATTACTCAGTATGTTTATTCAGATGAAATGGTTGTGGATAGACCAAAATTATTTAAGTCAATAAATTTCCAATTTGAAAAAAGTAATAACATATTAAATAATGCTTATAGAAGTTTATATAATAGTGAATATGGAGATTTAATTTTTACCAATTCCAATTCAAATGAGAGCTCATCTTACAATATAAAATTACCATTTGAAAATATTTTGTTTGAAAAAACTGTGGGATATAATTTTCAAACCGCAACTTTAATAGATAAGGACTTAAAACAATACACGCCAAAGCCAATGCTAATTTATAATAATGGTAGATTAACAAATGACTTTCCAATTGGGGATAAAATTTATGTAACTACTGAGACAACTCCAGTAGCTATTGACAATTATTTTAGATTTTCAAATGAATATAATAGTATTCCAACCGATCCAAGTTATTCAGGATTGATGACGATGAATTTTAATAACGAGCAATCATCATGGTATAATGTTTTAGCTCCTTTAGGTTTATATTTTAGAAATTATAAAAATTATATTGATAATTTATACAATATTAAAACTAGAATTTTAAAAGTTAAAGCGTTATTTCCAGCTAGTTTATTAAGTTCCTCAGTTAAAAATGGGTTTGGTAGAAATTTAGGAATTGCTTTAAATGATAGATTAATAATAAGAAATAAAAGATATATTATTAACAACATGTCAACTGACTTGACAAGTGGTGAGGTTAACTTAGAATTATTAACAGATTATAGAGGTCCAAATGCTGCAACTACAATAGGATATAAATTTGCAGATTACAGAAGTGTTCGAACAGATAAAGAGGCATTCGATTTGAATATAAATATTTACTTAAATGATTACGATAGTTTTCAAGTTAAAGGAGCAACAAATTTTTTAAGCTATCCAATTAGTGGAATGGATGAGTATTCGGATATATTAATACCAGTTACAATTCCATATAACGGAGGAGGAGTTGACAGATTTGATCAAATAGGAATTGAATATTATAATGACGGAATTTTGCAAACAACTGAAAACATAATTTTTATACAAACAGGATAATGATAAACAATATTTTAGAGATGCTCAAACATGCCGAGCAATACGAACACAATGAAATAATCGCAACCGCCAAGGGAAAATACGAACATAAAAAAAACTATTTACAACAATTTAAAGACTTATTAAAATGGCGATTGAAAAAGTAATTGACATAAACATACAAGGCAACGCAGACGAGGCGGTTGGGAGTTTAAAATCACAATTAAGACAGGCTCAAGCTGAAGTCGCTGTTTTATCCGATAAGTTTGGAGTTACTTCAGTCGAGGCAGCTAATGCCGCTAAGAAAGCCGCTGAATTAAAGGACAAAATCGCAGACGCTAAAAATTTAACGGATGCCTTTAATCCTGACGCAAAATTTAAGGCGTTAAGTTCGTCTTTGGCTGGAGTTGCTGGAGGGTTTGCAGCTGTTCAAGGCGCTCAAGCGTTATTTGGGGGACAATCCAAAGAGGTGGAGCAAACGCTTTTAAAAGTTCAAAGCGCAATGGCTTTGTCTCAAGGCTTACAAACAATTGGCGAGAGCGTTGACTCATTCAAACAATTAGCAGCTGTTGCCAAATCTTATTCAATAGTCCAAAAATTAGTTACAGCTGGTCAGTGGTTATGGAATGCGGCTATTATGGCAAATCCAATCGGTGCGATTGTCGCTGGAATTGTGGCGTTAATTGCAGCTGGAGTTGCGCTAGTTAATTATTTTAAAGAAAGCTCAGCAGCAGCCGCTAAAAATACGGCAGCCGTTGACGCAAATAAGAAAGCCTTAGATAATCAAACCAAAACTTTAGAGCGTAATAATTCCGAACTACAAAATAAACAAAATCAGGAGCTAGCAATGGCGAAAGCGTCTGGAGCGAGTGCGGACTCAATTAGAGCGTTGGAAATTAAATTGATTGATGAGAAAATTGCTTATGAGAAATCGGCTCGAGCGGTTGCGTTTAATACCTACGAAAAAAATAAAAATTATTTAGCCTCTTTAAAAGCTGCGGGAGCGGATGAGGAGGTAATTAAAAAACAACAGGAAACGACTAACAAATCAATTTTAGATTATAATAAACAAAACCAAAACGTACAAAAAGCGTTTGACGAAAGGAGAGATATTCAAAGACGTCACCAAGTTGAAATATTACAATCTCAAACAAACCACAATAAAGAGGTAGCCGATAAAAATAAAGAGGCTGCGACAAAAGCGAAAGAGGAGGCAGAAACGGCAAGGAAAAAAGCGATTGAGGATAAAAAGAAATTTGACGAAGAGACACAAAAAGGAATTGAGGATTTAAATAAGTCTCAAGCTGACGCAGAGAAAAAAAGACAAGACGACGCGCAGAAAATTATTGACGAGTTAGCTGAAAGTCAAGAAACCCCAACTCAAAAATTAAATAGAGAATACGAGGAGAAAAAAGCTATTTTAGAGGCAGCCGGTCAAAGTACTTTTGAACTGGAAATGAAACATTTGTCCGACTTGGAAAATTTGGACGCTGAGGCAAAAGCTAAAAAGAAAAAATCCGATGAGGATCAAGGAGCGGCAGAAGTTGAAATCGCTAAAAAAACAGCAGCAGCAAAGCAAGCCCTATTTGCTAAGACTTCCGAAACGTTAAGCAAAGGCGCTGACTTATTAGGTAAAAATACGGCAGCGGGAAAAGCAATGGCAGCGGCAGCCGCTTTGATTAATACGTATCAAGGTATAACGGCAGAGCTTGCAACCAAAACCGTCACTCCTTTTGAAATTGGATTGAAAATTGCCAACGTTGCTATAATCGCAGCGACAGGATTTAAAGCGGTACAGGATATCGTATCAGTTCAAATTCCTGGGGGTGGTGGTGATGCTGGAGCTGGAGCAAGCGCTCCAAGTGGAAGTGGTGGAGGGATGACAGCTCCTAGCTTTAATGTAGTTGGTCCAAGCGGACCAAATCAAATAGCTGAGTCAATTGCTAATCAAAATCAACAACCAGTCCAAGCGTATGTTGTTAGTGGAGCAGTAACTACTAGCCAGGCTTTGAATAGAAATATAGTAAATAACGCATCAATGGGATAGATAAAATCTATTATAAAAATAATTATAATAGATAAAATCTTGAGCTGTAAAGTATTGATTTTATTGGTATTTTGCGTTAAATTAAAAAACTTTAAAAAGACAATATAATATATATAAAGTCCTTTTAATTAAAATAAACGCTTAAAAATAGCCTTAGAATTAAAGTTAAATATTTAAGGTTAAAACCTTAAAAATAAAAAAAGTTATGTCATTAAATTAAAATTTAATGCAAAAAGTTTATAACAAAACATAAAAAAAAAGTTATAGTAATATGGAGACTTACAAAGTTTTATTTAACGAAGAGGAAAACGAAGGTGTCTACGCGGTGAGTTTAGTAAACGATCCAGCCATAGGCGTCAATTTTATAACGTTGTCAAAACAAAAAGAAATTAAACTTGCAACTGTAAACGAGGAGCAAAGAATTTTAATGGGTGCAATTTTAATTCCTAACCAGCCAATTTATAGAAATCAGGATGGTAACGAATTTAATATTGTATTTCCAAAAGAGACAATAAAAAAAGTACAACAAAATTTTGCCTTAAAAGGTTATCAAAATAATTCAACAATTGAACACTCAGGAGAGCAAATTCAAAATGTTACGTTTGTTGAAAGTTGGATAAAAGAGGATGAGGTACACGACAAGTCAGTACATTATGGTTTTAGTGAAGAGGTTGGAACATGGTTTGGTTTAATGAAAGTTAACAACGACGAGATTTGGAACGACTACGTTAAGACTGGCAAAGTTAAAGGATTTTCGATTGACGGAGTCTTTGACATGGAGAAAGTAAATTTAAAAACAGAAATTAATATGAATTTAGAAAGTATCGTTAACGCGATAAAAGATGGTTTCGCATCGGTAAAATTATCGAGCGAGGCTGAGCAAGTTGAAGTTATTGAAACTATCGAAGTTGCAATGATGACAATGATGCTAAAAGATGGTGTAACCATTTTAGAGGCTGAGTCTTTCGAGGCTGGACAATCAGTTATGATTGTAGCTGAAAATGGCGACAAAGTTCCAGCTCCAATCGGAGAGCACGAACTTGAAGACGGAAGAATTTTAGTAATTATCGAAGAGGGTAAAATTGCTGAAATTAAAGACGCAATGGTTGAAGAAGAAACTCCAGATGCAGCTCCGGCTGAGGCTGAAGCTGTGGAAATGTCAACTGAGGAAATGATAAAAGCTATCGTTACCAATATGAGCGTTGAAGTTTCAAAACAAATCGAGGCAATTCGTACCGAATTAAGCGCTCAAATTACTGAGGTTAAAACTACTCAAGTTGAGGTGAAAGCGTCAACAAAAGCAAAGCCGGAAGTTGCTGAAACTACAACAAAAAATGTGAAACTAACTAGATCACAAAAAATATTAAATAACTTAAAAAATTAAATTTTAAAAAATGGCTACAACTACAACTGTAAGTTCAAACTACAACGGAACGGCTGCCGGTGCAATTATCGGTCAAGCGTTCAAAACTATTGACACAATAGAAAAAGGAGCGGTAACTATCGCTGAAAACGTAAACTTTAAAATCTCTTTGAGAAAAATCGCTTACACTGACGGAACAACTGCATACACTTGCGGATTTGCTCCAGCTGGTACAATCGTATTAAACGAAAATACTATCGAGCCTTTCAAATTCAAAAATGATTTTGATGTTTGTAAAGAAGATTTTAGACAGACTTGGTCTGACGGAATTATGGGCGGGGGAGCTGCTAATGCAACAGCGCCAAGCGACATAATGGACGCAATCCAAGCGGAAGTTTTAGGAGCTATCGGTGAGAAATTAGAGTCTGACATGTGGACGTCTTCAACTAACTTTGATGGTTGGTTAACTTTGTTCGCTGCTGACGGAGACGTTAACAAGCCAACTGCTGACGCTGCTGTTACTGAGGCTAACGTTTTGAGTAAATATTTAAAACCAGCTTTAAACGCTGTTCCAGTTGCTTTAAGAAATAAAGAGTTAGTAATTGCTGTATCTCCAGACGTTGCTCAGGCATACGCTTTTTACTTATCTACTCAAGGGATTGTTTATGGAATGGGTAATACTGACTTTGCTTTGGCATTTGGACGTCACACGTTAACCGTATTAAACGGATTACCATCAAACTCAGTTGTTATCTACGAAAAGAAAAACTTAGTTTTTGCTACTGGATTAACAGCAGACCACAACCAAGTTGCACTTGTTGACGAAGACGAAATCGGTTTATTGACTGGTAAAGTTAGAGGAAAAGTAGTTTACAACGTAGGTGTTGGATACTACAATACAGAGGAGATCGTTTGGTTATCTTTAGACTAATTAATTAACAAAAATACCGCTCATTAATTTGGGCGGTTTTTAATAAAAAAATATATACTTATGTCATGTCTTATTAGTGCGGGAAAATTGCTTGGATGCAAAGACCAGCGAGGAGGTTATAAAAATCTATACTTCGCAAATTACGACGATTATAGTTTTGTTATTGCTGCTCACGAGGTTACAAGTTTGGGATCTTTGGATGAAGTTTTCAAATACGAAGTAAAAGCTACAACGAACACATTAACAGAAACCGGAACAAGTTCACAAGATAACGGAACATTTTTAAACGCTCAATCTTTAGCGGTTACACTTCCAAAATTATCGGCTGACTTACAAGCTCAAGTTCAATTGATTTGTGCGTCTCGTCCTTACGTTTTCGTAGAGGATTATAACGGAAATATTCTTTTAGTTGGTGCAGCTAACGGAACGATGTCAAATTGCACTAAAGTAACTGGAGGAGCTGGAGCGGATTTATCAGGTTTCACTTTGACTATTACTGCTGAAGAGAGCAATTTAAGTCCATTTTTGGACTCAGCAACTAAGAGCGCATTAATGGCTTTAGTTAGCAACGTGGTTGTTTCCTAATTTTCTTTCATAGTTTGTTTAAAAAAAAGTCACTTCGGTGGCTTTTTTTGTTACAAAACGTTATTTTTAAGTTATATATATATGTGTATATTTAATTTAACAGCTCCCTTTCAATATAAATGCATTCCTCGTTATTATAACGGAGGCGAATTGACGTTTTTTTTAAGGGATGAGCTAAGAGATATAATTTTTAATATTGAAATATTAGGATCATTTTATCAAAATAATGTATTAATATTAAATTTTGAAGAGCCAATTTTAAAAGAGGGACAATCTTTTGAGATTACAATCAATGAGGATGATAATTTAATATATAGAGGCAAGGCATTTTCAACAGCTCAAACAGACCTCGAAAATTTTGAACTCAATAAAGGAGTTTTAAAAGTATAAATTTATGGAGAAATTACAAATTATAAACCTATCAAACTACATTCGCCCTGAAATTAGAGAGGTGAGCGGTAAAAAATGGGTTTTGAATGGAGATAAAAATTCATTTTATCAAATTATTATTGACGCTTATAATGGATCGCCAACTAACTCAGCGATAATTGACTCTTATAGTCAGTTTATTTATGGTAAGGGTTTGACTTCAAACGGCAAATCACAAAAGCCGTCTGAGTGGGCGGCGATTATGTCGTTAGTTTCAAAAAAAGATTTACGAAAAATTTGTAAGGATTTTGAAATGTTTGGCGAGGCATCGATTGAAGTGAAATATATCAATAATAAAATACAACGTTGTTTCCATATTGCAAAGCAAAGGATTGCTCCGGAGGTTGCAAATGAAGAGGGAGACATTACAGGATATTATTATAGTTATGATTTTTCAAATGTAAATAAATATAAGCCTGAGCGTTTCGATGCTTTCGGATTTGGTGACGGCTTAGGCGAACGCTCTGAAATTTATATTATTAGAGATTATCAGGCTGGGCAATTTTATTATTCCAATCCAAGTTACGTGTCCGGGATTTCTTGGGCGCAGATGGAGCAGGAAATTAGCACTTACTCAATCAATCACATACAAAAAGGTTTGTCATTCGGTCATATTATCAATATGAATTGTGGCATCCAAGAGAGCGCCGAGACAATTCAAGAGAATACGAGACAAATCCGTAATCATTTAACCGGATCTCAAAACGCCGGAGCTTTCTTTTTAAATTGGAATGATAATAAAGAAAGTGAGATAACAATTTCGGCTTTGGAAGTTTCGGATGCGCACCAGCAATACGCTTACTTAAGCGCTGAGGCTAGACAGCAACTTTGCACCTCTCATAAATTAACCTCTCCAATGTTAGTAGGTATAAAAGAGGCAAATGGTTTTAGCTCAAACGCTGAGGAAATAAAAGTCGGCTTTGCTGAATTAATGATAAATGTAATTTCACCAAAACAAGAAATTATTTTGGACGGATTAATGGAGATTTTCGCTGTAAACGGAATTACTTTGGACTTACAATTTGAAAACCTAAGAGCTGAGGAAGTTGTAGCAAATGTAACCGGAGAGCCAACTCAAGTCGACTCAAACGACGCTGCGGTTTCTTACAATGGTGCGCAAATTAGCTCAGCAATTGACATATTTGCAAAAGTAAGAGAGGGAATTTTGACAACCGAGCAAGCGATTGTTTTCTTAGTTCAATTCCTTAATATTCCGGTTGAAGTTGCTCAATCATTATTTAGTAATCAAACCGCACCTTTGACACAATTAAAAAGTCAACACGTTTGCTGCTCAAAAGAAGACAACGGACTTTCGGAAGTTGCCGACGCTTTGATTGAAATGGGCGAAATTGTAAACGAGGACGAGTGGATTGAGATTGACGCAATACCAGTAACAAAAGACCTTGAGATTAACGAAATAACTTTAAATTTAGCGAGGTCGTTTGCAAGTTTCCCAAATGTAACGAGTGAACAAGACACGGAGCTTTTTAAGATACGATATTCTTACGAGGGTAGTTTGGGAGCGCAAAGAGATTTTTGTAATAAAATGGTAAGCGCTGGACGTACATATCGCAAAGAGGATATAACAATTGCTGAGACAAAAGTTGTCAATCCAGGACTTGGACCGGACGGAGCGGATAATTATTCGATTTGGCTTTACAAAGGTGGGGTAAATTGTAACCATTTTTGGATGAGAAAAATATATTTGCGTAAAAATAACAAACAAATCGGAGTGAACGAGGCTAGAAAAATGATTTTAGACTTAGATCCAGCCGACAGACCTCAAGCAAAATGGCAAGAAAACGACATTGAAGTGGCGCAAATTGCATCAAAAGAAAACAATTTTTGGTCATTAACTCCAAATTATAGACAATAATGGCAACGACAATACTTTTAAGAGAGAACGAATTAACTAAAAATACCCTTTTGGGTGGGAATATTGATATTGATTTATATATCCCTTGCATCGCAGACGCTCAAAGGACTAGACTTGAGGAGATTTTAGGGGAAACTTTATACAATAAAATTTGTTTGGACTTTGAAAATGACGATTTGGAGGGGGAATATTTAACTCTTTATGAGGGATATATTGTACCTTTTATAATTGCGGCGGCAGCGGTTGAATATTTATTAATCGGAGCTTACAAAGTAAACAATAACGGAATATTTAAGGCGCAACCTGACAACTCAATTGCTATTGATAAGACAGAGGTTGACTATCTCGTTAATAATATGAGATTGAAATCGGAAATGTACCGAGATAGGATGTTCCGTTGGTTGGCTAGATTTCATTTGCCTGAGTACGTTAGTAGTTCGACAAATATAGTCAATCCAATTCGTTCAAATTTAATTTGCGGCAAATGGTGGCTAGATAAACCATATTAAGATGAGGAAAACAGACAAAAGAACAGAAGTAAATATTAAGAAATTAAAAAAATTTATAGTAAAATTAAACAATAACAAAAAAATTAAAAAAAATGAGTAAAGATATTAGAACAGATCACGAGTACCAAGTTGCAGAGTTTGGAGATTTTGGATTTAGAATTATTACTGATGCTAGTAGTATTCAAGGTAACGTTTCTCAAGTATTATGGCTATTACAGATTGTCCAAATTTAGAATTTACCTCTACAAGAAAAGGGGATAATTATGGTCAATTAAATTTAAAAGCTGGAATGATAATTTATGGAGATTTAACAATTGAGGCTGTAAGCGGTACAGTAATAGCTTATTTAAGAGGAGAATAAATATGAACAGACTAGGGCTAGGAACGAATAATTTTAGGATAATAGGCTCAGCGCCTCCTCCTCCAGAATTTACTAGATATATTATTACAGATTGTGTTAGCGAAAATACTTATATTACACTCGAATATGAGTGGGGGACTTTTAATATAAACGATAGAGTTGGATTTAATAAACCGGGAGGTATACCTACATTTGGAAAGATTAATTCATATACAACAGAAATAGGTGATGATATTAATCCTTCTCCTTTTGGAGTAAATTCAGCTAATTGCTTTGATAATGTTTTAAATTTTACTTCAGTTGCTTCAGCTGTTGAGGGTGGTCTAACAGTTAGTTTTTATTGCAATCCTAGTAATGAAAATTTTGTTTATAATGGTAGTATAGACTCTTATTTAATTTATAATTATAATTTATTTATTTATATAGAGGGTGAAGATGGAGAAGGTGATAATTTTTCTGAAATAATTCAAGTAGATGGACAAAGTAATGAAATAGGTAATTATAATTTTATACAAGGAGAAGATAATTTTATATTTCAAGTATTTCAAAACATAAGTGGAAATATTACTTTTATGTATATTGATGAAGGTCAAGAGCAACCTTATTTTGGAGGTACACAACAATATACTGACAATAATGGTTGTTCATATAATTATTTTTTACAAAATGAAACTGGATATACTTTTTTAGGAATTGCAAGGCAAGATAATTGTTAATTATTAAAAAAATAACTTTTAATAATTAAATAAATTTAAAAAATTAAAAATGGCATCGACATTAAACTTTACAACCAAAAGAGGGGACACTTTTAAAAGAACAGATTTTCAAATAGTAATAAATGAAATTCCCTTAGACTTAACAGACGGAGAAGTAAAAATACAACTTAGAAAACAACCTGGAGGGCTTATTGCTTTAGAGCCAACGATAACAATTTTTGATCCCGAAAATGGAGAGTTTTGTATTGATGAGCAAATCATTAATATCGAGGATTGCATTTATAGATACGATATTCAAGTGACAACCGAAAGCGGAGAGGTTAACACTTGGGTAAGTGGATTGTTTACAATAACCGACGACATTACACGATAATAGATGAGCGATAATGTAAATATAATAGTACAAGATACAATAAACGAAATCGTTGTTAATACAGCGGTTGTAGTTGAGACAATCGACATAAACGTACAAGTCGCCGTTGACGAAGTTAATATAATTGCAAATCCTAATAATTATGTCGTTAATATTAACCGAATTATTGGAGAGCAAGTTCAAAGCGATTGGACTCAAACAGACAATCAAGCTCCGGACTATATTAAAAACAAGCCGTCAATTCCTACATTAACAAGTGATTTAACAAACGACGGAGAGGACGGAATTAATCCTTTTATTACAGCTAACGACATAACTCCTCAAGTCAATTCCGATTGGAACGCAACGAGTGGCGTTGAAGAGATTTTAAACAAGCCAACAATTCCAGCAGCGGTTACAAATACAAGCGAATTAATAAACGACGGAGAGGACGGAGTCAATCCATTTATTACGGCTGCCGATTTACCTATAACAGTTACTTCGGTTGGGCTTACAATGCCCTCAGCATTTAGCGTGACAAATAGCCCAATAACAAGCGCTGGTACTTTAGCCGTTACAGGTGCGGGCGTGGTTAGTCAATATGTAAGAGGTGATGGTAGTCTAGCAAATTTTCCTACTTCAACAGGAGGAGGAGCTTCAGTTTCTTATTACTTAAATGGAAGTGTATCTCAAGGCACAATTGGCGGGGTTGCATATAAAGAAATAAACGGCGTTCCTGTAATTGGAACAGGAACAGACTTTACTATAAATGCAGACGGATATATTGCTCAATTTATTACAGACGTAGGAGATCCAAACAAATTATTAATT